GTCTACGAAGTAGCCAGACGGACCCCCGCGCAACTCTTCACATCAGCGGCGACCTGAGACCAGTTCGCCGAAGCGCCCAGCGTGGCGGCGTTCGGGTTCGCGGCCCCGGTATAATCGAAGCCCTTGACGCGGGTGGTGATCGAATACTCACCCTGCAGCCGCTGCGTCAGGTTTTCATACCCGGTCACCTGTTCGTTGACGATCTTCCTCTGTTCAGACTCCATGACCACTACGCCGTCAGCCGTGAGGCCCAGCGTGACGTAATAGTCAGTGGTGCCGTCGAGTACCAGGGACGAAGAGTCCGTCACGATCACCGGACGACCCAGCGTGACGGGCATACCGGTCATGACGTTCACGTCTGCGATATTGGTGATCTTCGCGGCGATCTGCGCCTTGACCAGATCGTAAAAGGGCTTGGAGTGCATGACCCACGCGATGATCCGCCCGGCGGCGTCCCCGAACTTAGCCAGCACATCCACCAGCATGGCGGTCGTGATGGTCGATCCGGTGTTATCGATCTCCAGAGCAGCTACCCCATCCAGACAGGCTTCACAGGCCATAACGCCGGTATCCAGATGATCTTTGAATATCGCCGGGCCGGTCTGCTGGCCCAGAATGAACGACATGATCGCCGGGTCTTCGTCGATCTTCCGGAAAGAGTCTTCCGTCTGTTCGATCGGGCCGATGCGCCGGGCCAGCTTCGGGCTGGTCGCATCATCCATCGTCATAGCCGTCGAAGCGACAGCGGTGACAGCGGTCGGATCACGCCGGGAAATAAGGGTGGGGTTCTGGAAGAAAGACCGCTTGTAGAAATCGCCCCGGTGGGTTTCCGGGATCAGACGGATTGCGCCGTTGGAAAGCTCATTGAAGACGTTGACATTCTGCTCAACGACCTCATACGCCCCGGCGAAGAATTCGTCTTCATAGATGATGAAGTTAGATTTCGAACCAACAGCCATTTTAGGTTCCTATTTTTCGATTGACGCGGGTGCGGCCTACTGCGCCGCGCCGGGTCGCTTCTCCGGAATTGATTGGAAGGCGTCCCGCCCGTGTTCGTGGGTATATCGGGCTTTTTCAGCCGGAGACATCTCCGACCGATAAAGCCCCTCTTTGGGGGGTGTCCCCGATCCCGACCCTTCCGGGGGTGTCCCACTCCCGGACTTGCCGGTGCCGCCAAACGCACTGGCATATTCTTCCTTGCCCCGAAGTTCCAGCAGTAGCTCCTCCATCGTCATAGCCCCCCCCGTCTTCCCGACCCGCTCACTGCCTGTCTCTGGATTGATAACCCGGACCCTCAACTTCCCATTCTCCAAGACCGTATCTGTCAGCGGTCGAAGGAGCGGCAACACCAGCGCCGGGTTCCCCTTAATGGATTCCTTCGCCATGATCGTCGTTGCGTCCGCTTCGATCAAGGTAGCATCCAACTGTCGCCTATAAGCATCCCGCTCTTCGGTGACGGGGGTCAACTGCCCTCTGAATTCTTCTTCCTTCGTCTTCGAAAAATCGGTCTTCCACTCTTCAAACTGAGCCTTCAGCTTCCCCGTCGCCGCCGCTGGATCCAACTCATCGAATTTCTTCGCCTTGTCGAGTGCCGATCTAATCTCTGAAGGCTCAATGCCCCCATAAGATTCCGCGATCTTCTTAGCATCATCCCGTTCCATCCGGGTTGCTTCGACCGTGTTCCGAAGGCCGGTCACATTCTCCACCGCGAATCCGTCTTTGGGAACGCCCACCAAAACGTACCGACCGTCATCGGCCTTCTGGTATTCGATCCCCAAAGCCTTCGCCGCTTCGGAGTTGATATGATCGGCTTGCGCGTTGAATTCCTCTTCGGTCAAAAGGATTTCTATTGCCATGTGCTATCTGCCTCCCGCAGACTGTGACGCATCCCGCGTCGATTGTGTAGGGTTTCGCCGGGGAAGATCCCCTTCCGGGGCGATTTGTTACGATTTACAAGAATAATCAGCATTTTTAATGCCAAGCGCAAATGAATTTCTATTTCCGCTTTTTCAGATCGTGCGACCCGGTTCCCATTTCCTTCAACTCTTCGAAGGTGTAACCCAAATACGATTCGCCGGGATGGACCGCTTGATATGTGTCCCCGACAATCCCCCCCGGACCGCCCATCCGGATCTGAATATGGATCACGGTTTTTTCGACGGCGATCGATGCAATCGGCATTTTACTCCTCCACCAATTTTTTAATTATCCGCATGGTTTCCGGGAAGGACTTCCTGAAAAGATCTACTTGCCAATGACCCGCTCCGGTCCCGGTATACTCAATGGCGAATGCTTCCGCGAACGCCTCCGACCGGGCCGCGTCCGCTGAAACGTTCCCCGTGAAATAGTCAAGTCTTCTACTGTCTTCCACCGACATCGCCTTGATGTCTTTTCCCCACGCCTTTCGAAAGGCATTTTCCTTTGAAAACATTTGGCCTTTTTTGATCTCTTTTCGCCCAAACTCATCGACCATATGACCGTATTCGTGAGGGACGCCCCCGGCGATCCGCTCCGGGCTGGTCTGCATCCATTTCCCGTTAAACTTATGCTTCTCTGCGAAGACGACCGCCTTCTCAGATGTCCAAAAGAAGCCTTCGGCCTCATCCCATGTCGATCCGTCCGGCCAACCACGCGGCGTCACACCTTTGAGTGTCGGGTCAATCTCCGTAACGCTGTCCCCTATCCGGACCGCCCCGCCGTTCCGGTTCACCCGGTTCGCCACCTTCACCGGGACGCCTTCCAATGACTTTTCGACCCGCCCCCGGAACTGATCAGAAACCGGGCGCGCCTCTTCGATCAAAACCGCCGCCTTCGGTGCGCGGGTCTTGGGTTCGGCGGGTGCCTTCTTCGGGGGTTTCTTCGGGGCCGCGTTCCGCTTCTCCACCTTCTTCAACTGTTCCAGATTCAGACGCCGCCCATTTTCATTCGTAAACTGGGAGATTTGGACTTTGCCGCTCCGCCATAACTCTGCCCGCTTCTTCCCCAACGCACGATTCTGCACCCATTTCGGCTGACCCTTGAGCCATTCCGGGTAGGTTGTCTTGGACGACACCTTCCCGTTCATCGATTCCCGCGTCCCGGCGGGTGCTTCCCGCGCCTTGAAGCCCATCTCCCGGAAGGAGCGGAGGACGGGGACCAGCGTGCATCGACAGGCGACGTGCGCGGGCGGTCGTCGCTTCACGTTGTCGAGCTTGAAGACCCGTCCGTCCAGCGCCATACACTCCGGGCAGGTCCGGGCGTCCAGCGTCGCTACCCACTGGACCCCTTTGACTACATCGGCATTCTCCTCATAGAGCTTTTCGCGGGTCCGGTTCGAAGTGTGGTTGACAGCGGTGCGGGCGATGGCGCGGGCTTCCCGGCGGGTCGCTTCGATCACCCCATCCTTGAACTGATTGGCCCGCGTCCCCCGGATGCGCCGGGCGATCTGGTCGATGGTCTGCCCTTCGACCATGCCGGTGCGGACCGCCGCGTCCAGCCTTCCCTTCAGGCCGGAAGACATCTTCCCATACCACTTCGACAGGGGCGTCCCGTCGAACGGTTCGGTGGTGACGATCGATCGGAGTTGTCGGGGATCGGGGAGGACCATTTCGACGTTGAGCGTCTTCGGGATCGTCCGGTCGAATAGATCCTGTTGGTACGCCAGTTCATCGGCGGTCAACTCTATCATATCATCCCGGTTGACCTTATACGCCGCCGACCGCCAATCATCTACGATCTTCCCGAACGATTGCTGCAGTTCGGCTACCCGCCGTGTCGTCCGGGGGCCAAGGTCATACCCCCGCTGTTTAGCGGTCGCCAAGCGGCGGTTCAACTGATCCAGCAGATCCGCTTGGGCGGTGTCCAGCAGATCGACTACCTTCCGCCCTTCGTCTTCGCCCAACTCCTGAAGGAGCATCTGATGGCGGACGATCCGGTCCCTCATCGCCTCATTGACAGACTTCGGGGAGATGTCGGCACGGATCTTCGGATCTCTGTTTGAATCGTATTTTAGCCATAAGATTAAATGGGCGGTGTAGCCGGGAGAATAANTNGACGGGCTACGATCCGCCGGGTTCCGTCCGTCCCCGATGGTGCGGTCAGGATTCTTTACGGGGGAGCGTGACCCCGTTGACCGCCCCTTGTTTGCCGGGACTACCCGGCAGCCTCTGAAAAAGCCTCTTCGTCTTCGAAGTCTTCCCCGGATGCAAAGGGATTGGCCGTTTCCGTGGCGGCGATGATCGCGTCCGGATCGGCGGAGTCAGAGAGAAGGCCGCGCCGCTTGATCTCTTCCAGATAGGTCCGGTGGTCG